CTCCTATGGCTTGTGGATTACTGCCACCATTCAAGCAGTGCGCGGGCTTGTGAGAGCGGACCGCCGATTGACTCAATGTCATCCATGGTGTGCTCCATGGGTTAGTGGCTTTGTCAAGTTCCTTATACGCGCTTTCCCGACCGATTGCAACTTTATTTGACACGGCCTGGCGCTCTCGCGTAAAAGGGTGCCATGCACAATTACACGCAAGCGCTCGAAGATATCCGACGCGCCCGAGCCGAAGCCGCTCTTGAGCTTCATCTGTCCGGGCTCTCACTCTCCCAAGTCGCCGACCGGCTCGGGCTCAATTCCAGACAGCACGCTTTCCATCTGATCAAGCAGGCACGTGCCGCACAGCGCGCCCGCAAGGCGACATAATCCGATGTACGGCAAGGTCTTTACGTCAATGTGGGGCGGCTCCCTCTACGGCCGTTTCGAAGCGTCTGCGGTCCTTATGGTGCTCCTTACCCTCTGCGACAAGGATGGCATCATCGACATGACCCCCGAAGCTATCGCGGGCCGCACCGGATGGCCGCTCGAGTTCATCAAAAAAGGCCTGGCCGAGCTCGAAGCCCCGGACCCGCGATCCCGCTCCGATGACGCCGAAGGGCGCCGCATCGTGCTCAATGACCCCGCTCGCGGCTGGGGCTGGAAGATCGTTAACTACCTGCACTACCGCTACCTCGCCGACGCCGAAGATAAGCGCAAGGCCGACCGCGAAAGAATCAGGGCAAAACGCGCCATGTCGCAAGCTGTCGCAGAAGGTCGCGACGTGTCGCAAATCGTCGCCAATGTCGTGCAGGCAAAAGCAGAGGCAGAAGCAGAAGAACCCCCTATATCCCCCAAGGGGGAAGCGCGCGAATTTCGACGATTGCGACAACGCTACCCCAAGCGCCAAGGCGCTCAACGGTGGCCGGTTGCAGAGCGGTTCTGCCTGCGCCTGGTCGCCTCCGGCGTTCCTTGGCAAACCCTCTTGGCGGCCGCCGACCGATACCGGGCGTACATGGCCAAGACCGGCAAGGAGGGTACGGAGTACGTCCAGCAGGCGGCCACGTTCTACGGGAGCGCCGGCGGGTGGCGGGAGCCCTGGGATCTCCCCGTTCCTGGTGCGCCACAAAAAGCCCCACCATCGGAGGATGAGGTAGCGGCGACGCGGGCGGCCATCGCCAAGGCGCAGCGTGCCGAGCTTGACCGGCTCAGCGTCAACCGCAGGGGTAGGGCTCAGCCCTCCGTGCCCGAGCGCAGCGAGGGCTAGTCATGCGTTCGAGACCTTGGGACTCCGGCGCGCCCCTGAAGCAGGCACCCCCCTCCCGAAACGCGAGAGTGCCCCACCCACTCCACCTGCCCCCCTCTGGCGCGGTGCTGTTTCAAAATTTTAAAAATTTTCTGGTGGGGTTAGGGGTTTTTGGAATCGCGTTTCTGAATCGCCATCAAAATACCCGCCACGTCTTGGCTCGTGGTCTAGCAACCGTTGTAAACGGTTTCGCAAGTCGTATAAGGGTAGGCATGAAAGTTGCGCAAGCACATTGAGGAGGGGGCGGTCATCAAGCGGGCGATCGAGAGTCGCCTGAAGTGGTGATGGGTTCAGGTGGAACATGAGGTACGGGAGGGTAGGGCGGCGGGACGCGGTGGAGGAGGCGATTGTGTTGGCGTTGGAGGGGTGTGGGTGTTTTGTGTGGCGGTTGCACGAGCCTGGGGATTTGCTGGTGTGGAGGTTGGGGGAGTGGCGTGTGGTGGAGGTCAAGAACCCTGGCGCGCGGCCGCGTCGGGACCAAGAGAAGCAGAGGAATTTGCAGAGGGTCTTGGGGATACCGAAGGTGAGCAGTGTGGAGGAGGCGGTTCAACTGATTGGAGGGAGGGTAGGTGCATGAAGCGGGGCGAGGATTTCTGGTTGACTGTGACGATGACGGTAGTGGGGGTGGTGATGGCGTTGGCGATGGTGAGGTTGTTGTTTGATTGAGGACGCCTTACGGCTGGTGCGGGATTCGGGCGGGCGTGTGACGCTGGCGGTATTGCGTCGGAGTTTCCCGCAGATTGGCGCTGTTCTCGGGAAATGTCTGAATCAGGGGTTGCTGGTTTTGGAGGGGGATTGCTACCGGTGGGGGCCGATGGCGGCGGGATGTCTGGAAATGGCCGAAGTTACGGCGTATATGAAGCTGTGCCCGGGGTGTGAGCGGGTGTTGCCGGCCGTGCGGTTTTGGCGTGACTTGGCGCGGAGTGACGGGCTGTATGCGTATTGCAGGGACTGTGCGCGGGGAAGGAGGGTGCGGGTGATGGCTGACAAGCTGGTGGAGGAAGCGAAGCGGCGCATTGCGGAGGCCGCGAGCATCACGGTGCGGGCGGCCCGGAAGTGGGACGGGGCGGTGTTCGATCTGGCAAAGGCGTGGAAGGACATGGTGGTGGCGGACGGGATCATGCGGCAGAACCGGAAGGCGGCGGGGACCGAAAACGATTCGGGGCGTATGGAAGCCAGGTTGCTGCACCCGCGGGCGATGTTTGCCCTGGCGCTGGCGATGAGCGAGGTCGGATTCCACTTCGGGTTCCCGGTACATCGGGAGTCCGGGATGCCGGCGAAGCTGGCGGATTATGTCGGGTCGGACCCGGAGACGGATTACGGGGTGGTGGCCGAGGCGCAGGCGACGAAGTTGCCGAAGGCGAAAAGCAAGCGGCGGAAGTACCGCAGGCGCAAGGGCGCGCAGTCGCCAGAAGCCAAGGTCGAGGAAGCCTTTCAAGAGGCGGTCGGGGCATGATGCTTGCGCCCTCCTGCGTCGCATTCATGCGACTCGGTGCGCCCAATTGGCGCGATGTCAGGGTGGAGTGCAATTACCGCATTCCAGAATGCGGATACCGCCTGGTCGGGACCGTCTGCATCGGCGACCGCAGGTGGTATCACGAAAGCCGGCTGTTCGATGACGTTCCGAATCACGAACAGGTGGGAGAATTCCTGGCCTACGTCGCCAACATGAAACTGCAAGGGTGGTCGACATGAACGACGTGGTGCCCGTCGTCGAAGCGCCGGCGCCGTCGTCGCAGGACAAGCACGTCGAATACCTGCAGTTGCGGCGGGTGCTGTCATTCAAGCAGAGGAAACTGCTGGCGGCACTGCCGGAGCACGGTTCGATCTACGCGGCCGGCAAGGCGGTCGGCATTTCGAGCAGCCGGGTGTGGCACTGGAAAACCAAGGACGTGATCTTCCAGAAGGTGCTCGCGCACTTGGAGGAACAGAGCCTCGACGAGCTCGGCATCACCCACGCCTACATCCTCGGCAAGACCAAGGAAGTCATCGAACGCTGCATGCAGGCCGAACCAGTCCGGGGCCGCGACGGCAAGATCATCGAAGGCGAGTACCAGTTCCGCGAACAGGGCGCACTGCGCGGCCTGGAGAAGTTGGGCGAAATGAGGAAGCTGTGGGGACCGGCAGCGGATAAGGCGCAGAGCGCGCAGAACATCTTTAACGTGCAAATCAACGTATAATCAACAACTTATGAAGGTTTCCACGACCCTGCGCGAGCGACTTGAACGTAACTCTCGGCCAGCAGAAAACGGCTGCATAGAATGGCGATAAACCGGAAAAATTGGAAGCGAGTGTGAACGCCCCCGCCTTCGTCTACGACCCGCCCGGCGAGATTGCCCGATCGTTCCTCCGGTCGAACGCCTTCCTGCGCGGGATCATGGGACCATTCGGCTCCGGCAAGTCCACGGCCTGCGTCATGGACATCCTCAAAATCGCCAACAGCCAAGCTCCGGCCAGCGATGGAGTCCGCTACACGCGCCACGCCGCGATCCGCAACACCTACGCGGAACTGCGCACCACGACGATGAAAACCTGGCACCAGTGGATTCCACAATCCCTGGGCCGGTGGGTCGACGAGGGTCCGCCACGGCATCACATCAAGGCGCAGGGCATCGACATGGAGGTCGTGTTCCTCGCCCTCGATCGCCCCGACGACGTGAAACGCGCGCTCGGCCTGGAACTGACGACGGCATGGGGGAATGAGGCGCGGGAAATCCCCAAGGAAATCATCGACGCGCTGACCGGCCGCGTCGGTCGCTACCCCGGCGCCAACCTGGGCGGCTGCACCCGCAAGGGCATCATCCTCGATACCAACCCGCCCGACTCGGACCACTGGTGGTATCGCATGGCCGAGGAAGTCCAGCCCGAGGGCTGGCAATTTTTCCGGCAGCCGTCAGGACTCTCAGAACGCGCCGAGAACCTGAACTGGCTCAACCAGACGCCGGATACCCTGCGCCTGCCACTCAATCACCCCGAGCGCATCGCGCGCGGGCGCCGGTACTACCAAGACCTCGCCGCCGGCAAGTCCTACGACTGGATCAAGGTCTACATTCACGGCGAGTACGGCTTCGTCAGGGACGGGAAACCCGTCTACCCGGAATACGCCGACTCCATTCACTGCGCCAAGGTGCCACTCACCCCAGGCAAAGGCGACGCCACCTGCGGCCTCGACTTCGGACTCACGCCGGCCGGCACGTTCAGCCAGCGCCGCCCGAATGGACAGATCATCACTTTCGATGAACTGGTCACCGAAAACATGGGCATGACGAACTTCGCCAAGCTGCTAGTGCCCGCGCTCGCCAAGTACCCGCAGGTGACATGGGATGTGGTCGGCGATCCGTCCGGCGATACTAGGTCGCAGACGGACGAACAGACGGTGTTCCAGATTCTCAGGGCCAACGGCATCGCCTGCCGGCCGGCACGCTCGAACGACTTCGCCCTGCGCCGCGATGCGGTCGGCAACACGATGGGCCGGCTGGTCGAAGGGCAACCCGCCTTCCTGCTCTCGCCCACCTGCACCAGGCTGCGCAAGGCCCTCGCAGGCGGCTACTGCTACAAGCGCGTGCAGGTCTCCGGCGAACGTTACCAGGACAAGCCGAGCAAGGACATGCACTCGCACGTCGCCGAATCACAGCAATACGCCTTCCTCGAACTCGGGGAGAATCCGCGCGCCGTCAATACCGGCAAGCCGTGGCCGGGCGTCATTCACCCGCAGGGGCAGCCGTGGAAAGTGTTCGGGTAAACAACGAACGCGCCAGCCGGCGCTACTTCGTGGTCTGCGCCGCCGGTACCGTCGACCACTGGTGGAACCGTTTCCTGCAACCGCACTTCCACCACGCCTACCTGCTGATATGGGAAGGCGCGGTGTGGCTCCACGTCGACCCTGCTATGGACCGGACCCGCGTGGTAATACTGGACTTGTTCGACGGCTTCGAGCATCCGAGGGAATGGATCGACGACCCGACCGCCACGATCATCGAAGCCTGGCCGGAGCCGGAGCGCGACAGGTTCCGGGTGCCGTGGATATTCTCGCCCCTCACCTGCGTGGAGGGCGTCAAGGCATGTCTCGGCATCCGAAAATTCTGGTGCTTCACCCCGCGACAACTAATGACCCTGATGGAGCGTCGGCATGAAAGCAAAGAAGCCCAAAAAGACGGCCGAGGAGAAGGCGTTGCAAGCATCGCAACTGCGCGAACTCTCGCGGCAGGACGAACTCATCAACGAGAAAAAGCGCAAGATCATACGCGCCCAAACCACAAGCCGCGCCTCCATGTTGTCCGGTCACATGACCCCTGAATCGACGCCGGTCGCGGGCACCGGACAAGCGAACCCAGGCAGGCCGGGCCGCAGCGGACGCCGCATCGCCGGCGGACTCGGCGGCAGCTACGGACGCAGGGGCGGCGGACTCCGTTGATCTACCTCCCGCCCGAAATCGGTCCCATCGAACGGCTGCTGTCGCGCTACGACGCGGCGGTGGAACGCCGCAACCAGTGGCGCTCCCTGCTGCAAGAGGCGTACCGCTACGCCATTCCAGACCGCGAACTGTTTGACCATCGCACACCCGGACAGCGCAAGGGACAGGAACTTTTTGACTCAACCGCGATCGTCGGCGTCCACGACTTCGCCTCGCGCATTCAGTCGAGCATGTGTCCCGCGTGGCGGCAGTGGACGAAATTCGTGCCGGGGCCGGGGTTGCCCAAGGAACTGCGCGAGAATGACGAACTCGCCATGTACCTTGAGGAACAGACGGACATCTTCTTCTCCTACGTCGACCACTCGAACTTCGTGCTGAAAACGCACGAGGCATTCCAAGACCTGTCGACTGGAACTGGCGCGATCACGCTCGAACTCAATGAACGCCGCAACGGCTTCGTGTTCGATACCATCGCCCCGCCCTACCTCGCCATCGAGGAAGGCCCGACCGGGCTGATCGAGACGGTGTTCATGGATCGCAAGATGCCGCCCGCGCACTTGGAGCGGCTGTATCCTGGTTTGGTGCTGCCGCAGAAGTGGCAGCGTATGAAGGTCGATAAGCCGGCCGAGAAGGTCGAATTCCAAGTCGGCTGCGTATACGAACCGACGAGCGGCGACTACTACCTGGTGGTGTTCTCCAAAGGCGAAAAGGAAGTCCTGTATTGGGACAACTACGGCGAGTCGTCGCCCTGCATCGTGTTTCGCTGGAACGCGATCCCCGAGGAAACGTGGGGGCGCGGGCCGGTGCTGACCGCCCTTCCAGACATCAAGACGATCAACAAGGTGGTCGAATTCCTGCTGCGCGGCGCGGCACTCAACCTCGCGCCGCCCTTTACCGTCGTCAACGACGGGCAGGTGAATCCGTACACGGCGATCATCGCGCCGAATGCCATGCTGCCGGTGTCGTCGAACGACCAGAGCAACCCGAGCATCCGGCAACTCATCAATGAAGTGAAGCCGGACCTCGCGCAACTGGTCATCAACGATCTGCGCGAGAGCATTCGCACGCATCTGTTCAGCGATCCGCGCCGCAAGGAAGGCCCGATCGAGTCGGCGACCGAAGTGCTGATCGAGGACCGGGAATTCCTGCATCGCATCGGATCGTCCTTCGGCCGCCTGCAGACGGAATTCGCGGCGCGCGTGGTCGCGCGTGGCGTCCACCTGCTGCGCTCGATCGGGAAAATGGCGAACTTCCGCGTCGATGGGCGCGAAGTCACGCTCAAGTACACATCGCCACTGGCGCGCGCGCAGGATCAGGAGGAACTGATGGCGCTGCAGACGAGTGCCGGCCTGGTCGCAGGCATCTTCGGGCCTGAAACGCTGCATTTGGCCGTGAAAACCGAGGATGTCGGCGAGTGGATACTGCGCAAGGGCGGTGTCGACCCGTCCGTGCTGCGTACCGACGCCGAGCGCAAGATCATGATGGAGAAGGCGGCTCAGGTCGCGCAGCAACAGTTGCAACAGGGCGCGCCGCAACCGGCGCGTGCGGCCTAATTGCACGAGGAAGTCCAGAAATTCCTCTCGGAAGGCGGGTTTTTCGATCCTGACGACCCGAGACTCGAGCAACAGCGCCGCGAAGCATGGGCCGCAGGCCACGAAATCGCGAAAATGCACGCCGATGTGTTCAACACTCCGGCCGGGCAGCGACTCATGCGCCATTGGATCGCGCAATTCTATGCCTATCCCATCGTGCGCCCCGGCCAGGACGCCTACGCGCAGGGAATCCGTGAAGGCCGCGCCGATCTGGTGCGGCAAGTGCTGGTGCAACTAGAATTGGCCCGCCGAGGGCCGCCCGCAGGAGCCTGACATGCCTGAAGAACAGAATCCGACCCCGCCCGCCGCCAACGCTGCCACGCCGCCGGCTGCGCCAGCCGCGCCTCCGGCCGCAGCGCCCACGCCGCCAGCAGCACCGCCTCCGGCACCGCCGATCGCATTCAGTTTCGACGAGAAGGGTGTCGAAACGGTATTCGGCAAGGCCGGCGACGACGGCCGCCCGGCGAACGTCGCGGCGAAGTATTGGGACGCCGATAAGAAGGCGCTCAAGGCCGACGTGGTGTTCAATCAACTGAAATGGGCGGAAAGCAAGCTCGGCAAGTCGCTGGAAATACTTGGCGCGCCGCCGGAAGGGACAGAATACGCGATCACCGTGCCGGAAGGCGTGCCGGTCGAGATTCCCACTGACGATCCGGCCGTGCGCGGCCTGTTTGCGATCGCGCGCAAGCACGATGTCTCGCAGGCATTCGTCGATGAATTGGTCGCCGAAGTCGCAAAGAACCTCGCGAGCGACAAGCAGACGAACCTGGACTATGAAATCAAGCAGTTGGGAGAAAACGGCACGCAACGGCTCAAGGACATGAGCGACTTCCTGCGTGCGAACCTGCCGCCCGAGTATCACGAGGCCGCATCGAACATGGTGCAGACGGCGGAACAGCTTGCGGTCATGGAGAAGTTGATCGCGCGCGCCTCACCGACCAAGTTCCATCCCAAGGACAGCGATTCGTCGCACGTTACGACTGGCGAACAGAAGCGCGCCGAGTGGGAGAAACTGTACTTCGCCGTCAACGACAAGGGCGAGCGCATGATGGCCGTCGATGCGGAATACCGGAAGCGCGTCGACGCGCTGCGCGACGAAGCCTTCGGCACGACCCGCCGCGATGCGATGGGCAGGGTGATGAGCGGTTGAATGTATGCCGCATGTGGAACGAATGCTTGACTTGCATTGATTGGCGGTAGGAATATCGCGCCAACTGGAATTCGGACTTACCTGGAAACAGGCCCGACCTCTCCGGTGGTGTGGGCGGCAACCTAGAGCCGCAAGTCGTGGCCCGATCGTCCGATCGGAACTACCCCGGCGAAAAACACGGAAGCTGGTTTTTCGTCCGGAGAAGTTAGGCCATGAGCATATATTTGACAGACGCCGCGCAAGCGGAATTCGACGCCGAAGTAAAGCATCTGTATCAGGGCGCCGCGCTGCTGAACGGCGCGTGCCGTATGCGCCGCAACGTGGTCGGTTCGACGGCGAACTTCCGCCTCACCGGCAAGGGCGTTGCCAAGCAGAAGGCGGTCCAGTCCAACGTCATCCCGATGAACGTCACGCACGTCAACCGGACGGCGACGCTGCAGGATTGGCACGCATCCGACTATTCGGACATCTTCGCGCAGGCCACGGTCAACTTCGACGAAAAGAGCGAGCTTGCCAAGGCCGTCGCGATGGCGATGGGCCGGCGAGCCGACCAGATCGTCATTGACGGCGCGCTCGCAACCGATGCAGCCGCGAATGCGGCGGCCGTCGACACGAACGTGGGCGGCACGGCCTCCGGCTTCAATCTCGACAAGGTGCTCCGGCTCTCCCGCCTGCTGAATGCTGCGGGCGTGCCGAACAGCGGGCGCCACCTGGCCGTGACGGCGCGGGCGCTGGAACAGTGCCTCCTCATCAGCCAGTTTTCGAGTGCGGACTACAACGGCATGCGTGCCCTGCAGTCCGGTGAAATCAACAGTTTCGCCGGCTTCATGTGGCACATCTTCGACGACCGCACGGCGGCTGGCGCCGAAGGCGGCCTGCCGATCGTGTCGGGCGCGATCCGTCAGGGGTGGGCGTGGCATCAGGATGCGGTCGGCCTCGCGGTCGGCATCGACATCAGTACGGAAATCAACTACATCCCCGAGAAAACCTCGTTCCTGGTCACTGGAAAGTTCAAGGCCGGCTCGGTCGGCATTGACATCACCGGCATCCAGGGCGTGCAGTACACCGAGTAAGGAGCAGGACAATGGCTTTTGATCGCAGTGGCCTCTACTTTGCCGGTAACTCGCCGCTCAATGGGCAGCGTGTTTGGTACTACCAGACGCTCGACGCCGGCACGGCGGTCGACGCGGCCGGGTACTTCAACTCTGCCTACCGGGAACTCGAATTGGGCGACCTGATCTTCTACTCGACCGTCACCGGCTCGATTCGCAACCCGTCGGGCTTCACGGCACGCGGCACGCTGTATGTGAACTCGAAGTCGGCTGGCATCATCGACACGGTGGATGCGGTTGCTCACGCTTCGACCGACTCGGATTGATCCCGGCAGCATCCCCCGCTCCGGGCTTCCTGGGGGCCGCTTGGAGCGATCCTTGCGGCCCTTTTTGATGGAGAGGACACATGGCATCGCAGCGGTTCAGGCTTGACATCGACACGGTTTCCGGCGGCGTGCCGACGCAATCATCGGTCGCCTACGCGCAAACGGCGGGCGCGACGGCGGGTTTCGTCGACGTGTTCCTCGACAATACCGACATCAAGAGCATGGCGATGTTGGAGGACGTACTGCTGAAACTGACGACATTCATCCGTGATAGCTACCGTCAGTCGGTGGGCGGGACGTAAGCCGTGGCGACTCGCGCCTTCACTATCGTCGACAACAACATGCGCTCGGTCACCGGCACGTGGTCGGGGCTGACGCAGACGACCTCGGACGACGGCGCC